TTCTCAAGTCCGCTGATAAACTTCTTTCGGCTTGAGTTGTTGTAGGCAAGGTCATACTCGTAATCCAACTGAGCCTGACTAATCGCCTGCATGAGCGCGCGTGGGTGAACTTTACTTATTGCTTCCAATGTTTGATGGCCAATCTTGCCATCCACATCAACTTTAACCCCAAGTGCATTTAGCCCTTTCTGGATAAACTTTGTTGCACCGCCCATCCCTCGATTGAACGAGAGATCTTGGACGAATGCTTGCATGACTTCAGGCAATTTTGATACGAGTGGGCTGGTGTATTCTTTGATATATCGCGCAGCTTCTTTCGCTCTTTCTTCCGCTGGCAACGACGAGATTCTTTTGAATTCTTCTGGGTGATATTTGTCATTAATTCCAGCTATTTCATAGCTTCCACCACCATCCCCATTAGGCAATTTGTACATCGTCAAATTGCCATTGTGATCAAACCTACCCTCGAACTTTACTGTCTCCATTGCTGCCAATAGGAGCGGATCTACTTCTGTTCCGCTCATAGTGCAGCCTATTTTTTCTTGATTTCTTGCTCAACCGCCTTGTCGCGGAGAGCATCGTGAATTTCCTTGATGTCTGGATCTTGGTTTGCTTCGTAAATCTTGTTTAGTGTTGCAATGGCTGCGGATGTGTTGGAAACTGGTTTGTTCGCGTTTGTGGCAAGCCAACTCACAAACTCAGGGTTGGTGAATAGTCGAGCAGCCTGGTTAGCCCCAACCATCGTTCCAATCACGCCTTGTGCAAAGCCAAATTTTCCAGATGCCAGAGATCCAGTTACGCTCGCCATCGTTGCAGGTCCAACTACTGCTCCTGCTGTTCCTGATGGATTGGCTAGGATGCTTGCACTTTCCCTGATCTTGTTGGAAACCTGTGCAATTGTATCTATGTCCTTCCTGAACTGACTCCCAAATCTTCCAAACAAAATTTCCTTTGACGCATTATCAAGTTTCGCATAGTTCTGTAGGAATTTTGAAGTACTGAAGACATCGCCTGTCTCGTCTTGTAGGCCAGCAACAGCCTTGCCCATCCTTGAGATGTACGCAGCCGATACTGCTTTCTGAGCGTCCTTGGGTACTGCGTTAAATACTTCGCGAAGCTTGGTTGGGCCATTGCGCGCTCCGCTAATTATAGCTTGATACGCATCCTCTGGATTCTTATTCAAAATTACAGATTGGATTGAATCCATCGTATCGTGAAATTTCTTGGTGTATGTGTTTGCTTTTTTAAACGCAGCCTGAGTTGCTGGCCCCTCATCCAATACTGCGTTTTCAAGATCTTTTGATATAGCCTTATAAAGAGCCTTCCATTGTGCCTTGGGTACATCTGGAGCAAGATCAACTGTGGCTATCTTCTCTCCAACCCAAGAACGCAAATCACGCAAAACATTGAATGGAATTTGCCCTTCTGAATCTAATCTTTTAGTCTCTTCTAAACCACCAAGAATTTTTGTTAATTGAGTATTTGAAATTGATTGTTGTAATTCTGGTGAAGCATTTGAAAGCCTATTTGAAAACTCATATAACTTCTCAATTGTTTGGTCTGAATTAATGTAAGTATTTTCAGGCATGTATTTATAAAACCTGTCATAAAGAGCCTTTTGGGTCTGCCTAGCCCTTGGTACGAACACCTCAGAAACCCCCTTCTGGATTGCCTTGCCTGCCTCTACTGGTTCCGTGATTGGCGATAGTTGAGTTCTTAGTTCTTCAACCCTCTTCCCAACCTCTGCCTGCTGTGCAATACCTTTCTCGCGCATTGCCTCCATTCCACTTGGGAATCTACCAACGCTAGTTTCAAGGGCCTGAATAGTTGGTTTCTCGACAGCTTGGCCAAGGGTAGGAGTCGTTCCAGCCCTTTCGTACAATTCAACATTTTTGGCTATCTGTTCCTGCGTTTTACCTCCTCGCAGAAACCGAAGTATCAAATTCTTAGATGTTTCTGTAGCCCCAGCCGTTCCAGCAATCACTGCTGGTACTGTTGATACTCCAAGCTTCTTGGCAGTAGATGTTACTTGGGCAATTCTTGAAACTGGAGAAGGAGCAACAGCTCCAGCTAATCCAACAAGCCCCTGCTCAATCGGACTAGCACCAGCCTCGCCAGCAGCAGCAGCAGCTCCAGATCCAATCGCAGCACCAGCAACTTGGGTCTTTGGAGATGCACCAAGTATTTCACCTATTTTCTTAATCGCTTTGGGCGCGCCTTTTAGGCCAGCCAATGCCTGTCCGCCCATTACCATTGGAACCATTTCAGCAACTCCGCCTATAGCCCTAGACTCAATCCGCTCAAGCGGAGTTTCTGGTTTTGGTAGGCCAATCTGGTTCTTGATATCTTCCAGAACCGCGCTGAGTTCTGGCACTTTCTTTTTCTCGTCACCTTGTGCAACAAGTGAATTGTAAACTTTTGCTCCGATATCGGCCAAGAATGCGCCTGAAGCACCAACGCGAGCAGCAGGTGCAGCGGCTTCAAATGGAGCGCCTGCTATTGCTCCACCAACCATTCCAACAGTACCAGGAGTAATCGCTTCGCGCGCGATTAGGCCAGCCTGTCTGCCTACCATTTCTGGAATGCTTCTACCCTGAGCTTCTTGGGTTGCTGGAGCCTCAACCGCAATCTCCTCACCCTTACTATTTAATGGTATGAGTGCCATTGCCTTATTATGGGGCTAGTCTGAATTGCTGACCATTTATATTTACAACATCTCCATCACGCATTCCAGCAGCGCGAGCTTCTGCTTCGCTTTTGAATGCATTCTGTTTCTTCATACCGAATGAATTAATATCTTCTGGATCTGAATTTGCATCAAGAACTGCTTGAACTGATTTAACTCCGAATCCATTGGCGCGAGCATCAGCGACAAATTTTCTAGCCAAAACTTTCTTCAGCTCGCCAAGTCTATCTGGTGCAGCGAAGTTGATCACAGCTGTAGGATCGGCAATTGCTGTCATCAATACGTTCCTGTCCTCCTGCGTCATTGTGCCAGGACCGCCAATTGCAATACGCATTTGTCCTGCAAGGGCTGTCCTGATCGCGTCCGCGCGAGCCATGAGCCTTGGCCTAGCAAAATTATCGCTTGTCTGAACCTTATTTCCAAGTTCAAGAAGCTCGTCAATTCCGCCGACAGATGAGACAAAGTTTGGCACAAGTCCTCGCACATCAGATGCAGCCTTTTCGCTGCTTGCCATTCCTTCAAGACCAGGGATCTTGAGCGCGTTTTGAGCGATTTTCTTTGTCTGCGCATCTTCGTATCCAGACATTTTACCAATGGTCTGCTCCGCAGCCATGCGTTCTGGTGAGCCTTCTGGAAATGAATTAATATACGATATGGCCTTTGCCTTCATCGGAACCAGCTGTTCTAATCTCTGCTGGTATATCGATCCAATATTCGTTGTGGCTGGGACTGTTCCGCCACCAAGACCCTCTGGCACTGGAAGCGTTCCAACCAACTCGCCAAGCTGTCTGCTTGTTGCAGCCTGTGCAGCCTCTGTTCCAATTGCCCTATTGCGCATGTCGGCCTCAAGTTCCAGCGCAGGACGCATCATTTGCGTGGCCATGTCTTTCTGCATGACAGGTCCAGCAACTCCTTCTGGTAGTGTTGCTGATGCTGATTGAAGATTCTTGACTCTTTCGCCAGCCGATGTGGCAAGCTCATTCTGAGTTGCCAAGTCTTTCTCTAGCGTACTCCTAAGTCCACTAAGGCGAGCAGCCTCAATCGGCGCGTATTCAGGGGAGGCTTTTCTTAGCTTTTCCTCTTTTTCGGCTTTATCAAGCCTAGCATTTTCAACGGCAAGATTTGCTTTTTCAATTTCATTCCTTAAAGCAGCTTGACCTTCTGGGCTTTTTTCGTACTCCTGTTTTCGAATGGATTCCTCAAGCGCATTGCGAGTTAGTTCGAGCCTTGCTTGATTATACTCTCTTTCAGTCGCTGCATTAGCCTGCTTCTGCCTTACGGCCTCTTCGTAGGCTGGGCTTTTATAAACAGTAAATGGTCCGAACTGAACTAGATCGGCCATGTTATACCGCTCCACCTAGCGAGTAGGATTTAAATGCGCCAGCAAGAGGAGTAATAATATTTCCAATTCCACCAGCGTATTGAGCGAATGTTGAAGATCCTGATTGTGGCAACGATGCGTTATACCCAGACATCAATGTCCTGTATTGATCTGCTGCTAGATTTGCGTTTATTCCATATAGTTGAGTCGCATTTTGTGCCATTTGATTAACTGCTGTTGGATTTGTGTATTGATATGGAGTGGTGGCTGTAGGAGTTGTTGCAAATTGAGTTGTACTCCTTGGCTGTGATGCAGCAAGATAGTTGTTTAAATAATTTTGCTGTTGAGCAAGCCTCTCAGATGAAAGATTATATGGATTTGGACCAGATGCCACAAATTGTTGCGCTGCACCAAGTCTATTTTGCTCAAGCGCATTACGAAGCGTAACGTCGCGCGCTAGTGCAGCTCCAGTTGTTTCTCCTGAAGACAGAAATTGTGATGCTGCTCCATAGCGAGCAAGCTTGCGAGCTTCGCCAGCAGCACCAGTTTCAACAGCTTCCTGAACTGCTGGTGCAACTCCGAAAATGTTACCGCGAGCAGTTTGGGCTGCGCGAGCTGCCTGTTGATATTGACGCTGTTCCTCGGCACCAAGCGTAGATCCAAGCCTTAATTGATTTAAAGCTTCTTGCTCAAGATTGCTACGAAGTTCCTCGGTCTGCGCAGTTGTTGTTGGACCAGTTGGAGTTTCGGCTAGCTTCTTGTACTGTTCGGAAAGCGTTCTAACTGTTGCGCCAAAATTGGGATCAATCTGATCAATTTGCGCCAACGTGCGCTCTTCTGGCAATTTAAGTTTTTCTCTAAATTCAGAAATTGCTTTAGTGGCCTGACTGCCAGAAATTGGAACATATTTTTCGTAAAGATTTTTAGCTTTAAGAGTATCAGATTGGGCTGTTGCAAGCTGACTTTTTAGTTCATTAACTTTTTTCTGTGTTGCAGCTCTTCGCGGATCATTCTTTGCCAAATCATCTAAAAAAACATTTCCAGCAGAAAGCTGGCTTTGCAAGTCAGTGATTACGGCATTTCCTGCTTCATAAAGACTTTTTAAATTATTTCTTCTTCCATTATTTATATCTTCAAGAATCTGAGAATTGCTTACTTGAATATTTAATTTGCTATCCAATCCGCCTGTTCCAACAACCTTTCCAGCAGAAAGCTCGGTTATTGCCTTACCCAAATTTTCTACGTCTTGTTTTTTTCCGCCAACACCTTTAACAACATCTTCAATTCCAAATCTTGAAAGTGATTCAATATATCTTGATTTATTTTGATTTGCCTCAAGCCTTAGCCTTGCAAGCTTTTCAGCTTCTAGTTCAGATTTTGCCTTATCTGATTTGCCTTTTTCACCTCTTTCCCACCAATTTTTAGCAGCTAGTCCTGCATTTTTTGATACTAATTTTTGAGCCTCTATTGCATTAATTTTATCAATTGCATCATTTGACCTTTGTATTGTGCTTTGTGCGTTTGGGCCTAAATCTTTTGAATCAAAATCTCTTACTTTTTTTGCAAATGAATTTAATTTAGTTATGTCTGCTGAATTTACATTTAATATATCAATTGAATTTAGCGCAGTCGATAGATTAGAAACAGCCTGTGTAAATGTTTTTGCATCTGGAAGTTTTGGTATATTTGATTTTACAGTTGCCATATCATCAAACTCCTGATTTTAGAGAATTCGAAAGATAATCAACAGGACTCACGCCTTGAGATTTTTGCACTTCTTCTGGAACTGCGCTGATTGGAGATTGTCCGTAAAGCCTTGCAAATTGCAATGATGCCTGTTGCCCCAATCCTCGTTGTGTTGCGAATGCATTTGGAGACATTTCAAACTCACGGCGCATAGCCTCAAGAGAGCGTTGTGGCCCTAACTCTCGTTCAACCTGAAGTTGCGCCTGTGCTGCCCTCTGAAGATCAAGAGCAGCCATTTGTCTGTCCAATTCTCGCTGACGAGGAGCATACTTTTCTCTTAAATCCTGCTCAAGTTTTGCAATCTCTGGTTGATTTGCAATATAAGTCTCAAGAGATGATTTGTAATAAAGATCATTTGCTCTCGCTGCATCCATTGGATTTGGAGGCGGAGGAGCAGATGGAACAGATGGTTGTCCACCGCCACCCATATTAAACCAGAGCCTTTCGCATAAACTTCATATAATCATACTCCTTTGGCTTTCCAAGACGTTTAAAAATTATTCGCTTGCGCGGTCCAAATCGATCCCAAAGGATCAATAGCAAGCTTTTGAGCGGATCAACCAACTCAGCATTTCTAATACCACTAGTAGCACACAAGTCAACAAATATATCTTCTCCAAACTCATCATGCACATAGTGATTGGCACTTTCTCCATGCGGTATGCATCTTGCCAGTGCAACTCCATGGATTTCACCATTTTTATCTCTCACAGTTCCCATAAGTCCTTTTCTATCAAACCAATGCACCCAATCGTTGAAATTGGGCCACATTGCCTCTGCAACTCCGCTTGCCTCGAGAAATTCTACTTGGGTCATGTGTTCTGTTGAATTTGAATTGTATCTGGATTGGCTGCCATTATAATACCGCGAATTGATAGCTTCTTGCTTGTAGCCTCAATTTTCATCCTAACATTTCGCCATTTTTCATATGACCTAAGGCTATCCGCCCTGCGCTTTACAACCTTTGCGCTAAATGTCTGTGGCAATGCAAATGGCAATGTAATCCCATCAGGAGATGTTGTGTCAACATTTGTTCCAAGAGTAATATCATTTCCATCAGTATCACGGCGCATGCTTATTGTTGCGTTTGTAGATCCAGAATTATAAAACTCAATCTCATAGTGCGATCCATATTTAAGAGCAAATCGATCATCAAATTCATACGCTTTAGTTGTTACTCTGCTTGTATATCCAGATCCAAAATCTTGGAATCCAGTTGTCAAATCTGCTGAATCTGCATCCTTATAATCCGTAAGGTGACCAACCCTTGAGTTGGTTGTGCCTATGCAAAGCTTAATTGTGTTTGTAGAGAATCCAGAAGTAAAGCTTGTCTCAACCATCCTCGCTGCTGCGATTTCCCACAAGCCCTCAAAACAGTTAAAGATTGAGTTGTATACCAATATGTGGCTTGGCTTGGTTGCGGAATCTAACGGAACTGCAAGTAAGTAGCGGTTATTATGGAATGTTCCATTGCAAGCATCAACGAAGCTTCTGTTAATTCTTGCGATTATGTCTTTAACTGGTTCGCTTATGGTCAATCCAACTGTTGAGAAATCGTCCGCCATTGACCTTGAAATTGATCTTATTCCGTCATTGGCTAAGAAAAATACATCCTTGTTGACGAGTGCAACTGATCTTCCTGCGATACATCCGATCCTATTTGAAATTGTCTGAACTGTCCACTCCGCTGCGCTATTGTTTAGTGATAGCACGCTTGTTCCTGATGTAGTCTTTGTGCTTGGCGTGACATCAACTAGGTAGATCTTGTTCCTCTTGAACACGATGATCTGAAATCCGTAAAAGGGCTGGATTGCGATAATGTCCTCGCCATCGTCACCGCCAACAATGATTGAATTGGTGGTCTTCCATATCTCTGGATCGAGAATGTCAGAGGCGTAAAGAGTGTTCCGATCCTCGCCTGTGCCTACTGCGAATAGGCGATTGGTGAATGATTTGATTAAGCGCAGGCCAGTGGGGGCTAATTGTGTTGAGATTACTCCAGTTGCAGTTGCTGCGGTTCCAGATGATGGTGGTGCTATCGTTATGGTTGGTGCAGATGTATATCCAGAACCACCATTGGTAACTGTTATTCCAGTAACAATACCACCTTGTGATGCAGCATAAGATGCAACTGCTGTTGCTGTTGTGCCATAACCCATTTGTGGTGCAGAAACTGTTACTGCTGGTGCTGATGTATATCCAACGCCTGGATATGTGATTGACACAGATGCAAGTTTTGTTCCCTGCCTATAATTTGTTGCTCCTGTGGTTCCGTCGCTAAACTGCAAAAAACTCTGTCCGTCTGCCCAAAATAATTTATTGTTTAGCTGGGCAAACTCAATTTGATTTGTGGAATTTGCAGATGTACCACCTGTAGTCGAGAACGTGCTTGAACCTGTATTGTAAGAATAAAGAGATCCGTTTGTGGCCAGAATAATTGTCTCAATGTTTGGCGTATCAAAATAGAACATTCCCTGAACTGTGCTGGCTGTGGAAAGGCTTGTCGAAATTGTCTCAATACCTTGGCGAGTTTGAAGATTGCCATTTGGAGAAATGGTCATGTTCAGCAGCTCGGAGACTGCGTTGTCAGCAATTAGATTTGGATTAATCCCTGATACCTGTCCGCCATCAAAGCTTGGCGTGACAGCTACCGACAAAACATCATCTGTTGCATCCGTGAAGTACGGCATGGCTTTAGATGATCTCTTCTAAACCAAGTTCGCCAAGGGGGGATGGAGTTATCTGTTTCATTCCGCCAACTTGACTTAATTCATAGTTCGCCATTGCGGATAGATCTGTATTGGCAGTTTGGACAACAAGCTGTGCTTTCCCATACTGGCGTTCACGCTCGAGGGCATCCGCATGGGTCAGAGCCAATACAACATGGCTAACATGTGGAAGGCGAAGTTCGTCGCCAATGGCATTTGTTGATGGAGGGAAGTCTACAACGTAGTTTGAGCGAGTGAGGCATTGCAACTTCTCGACAACTTTTAATGTTGTTGTGCTTGCTGTATCAAGTCCTGGGTAAACGTCAATTTCTGCAATTCCAGAGGAATTACGACCCTTGAAATAATACGCCTGTGGCGTGCCTTTCCTGCTTACGTCAAGAAGATCTGCATCCTGCGATATAATTGTTGCTAAATCCATTGGAGTAAGCTCGTCGTCGCCCCATGCTACGGAAAGAGGAGCTTCTACGTTAGTCCCAAGGGTAACAGTTCTGCTAAGTGTTATTGATCCAGTTGGAGCTGGACTTGATCCAGCAGCATCAACCTGCCATTGTGTAAAGTCAGAAGTTCCCCCTGTTGAATAAATTGGCAATGTTATATATGTAAATCCAGCAAATGCTTGATTTATTTGCCAATATGCACTTCCATCCCATTGGATATAATTTGCAAATGTTTGATTGCCAGTAAATGTTGATGTTCCAAAACTTGTCCTTGTATACGTTCCATCGGATGAAGCCGAACCAGCTCCAGAAATAATGATTTGAGATACATTATTAATGGCATACGTCGAATTGGTAACAGTCTCGCGCCATGGTGCAAAATTCCAAACGCGCCGATAATTTAGGGCTGCTGCTTTCTGCAAAAACGTAATCGTATCAGCATCGGTCTTTCCGATCTTTTCTCCTGCAAACTGAGCGATTTCGGTTATTGTCATTTAGCCTCTAGTGCTTCAATGCGTGATTTAAGAGAATCGTTTTCAAGTTTTAATTCTTGAATTGATTTTGTTAAAAGTGAAATCATATTTGTATAAATAATACCATCTGGCCTGTTTTCTCCGTCATAAAGCATTACCTCATCAAGTCCCAGCTGGTTCACTTCTTCTGCAATAAATCCAGAATTTTTTCTTGTTTCTCCATTAAACTTAAAAGAAACTGGTCTTAATTGCATTAAATCTGAAAGACCTTTTTCGTAATCTTGAACATCATGTTTGTATCTCAAAGATGAAGACGCAGCCTTTAGGTCTCCATTGGTATCAAATCCAAGTGCTGTAATTGTCCCTGCAGCTGGTCTACTTGTATATCTAATTGTTCCATCTACATGAAGTTTTGCTGCTGGACTCGTAGTTCCAATCCCAACATTTCCACTTGAATTAACGCGGAGGGCTTCTGTTCCGTTTGTGAAAATAACAATGCTATTAGATGTATGGTTATATTCTATAGATCCTGGGTTATCACTAGCCGAATCACCAAAATAAATTGCGCTTACTCCAGTTGTATTTCCAGCTACTGCCGAAATAACACAATCGCCACTTGGATGCTGAGCCCTAATCCAACCTCTACTATCAAGTACATATCCCGAAGTTACTGATGTTGTCCCAATCCCAACTCGACCACTCGAATCAATGCGGAGGCGTTCTGCGTTGTTGGTTAAAATTGCATAGGGATGGTTTGTAATTGTTCCAGCATATTCAACTCCACCTGACTTGTATCCATAAGCAGAATTTATTGTGCCATCACTTACTCTTATTTTTATTAAGCCACCAGTAGTATCTACAGTTGTACCAATTAACAAGCTACCACTAGAATTTATGCGGAGGCGTTCTGTGCCTTGCGTAGTTACTGCAATCGTATCAGCGGCCGGGAAGAATACGCCAGTGTTAGTATCGCCGATAGCTGAGATTGAAGGCGCTGCTTCTGTGCCCGATTGGAACCTCAGTGAACCGGAAATTGTGTCTGCGGCGGTAAGGCCAACAGCCTCAAGGGTATCTCCTGCGGTTGCTGGAACTGTAAGTGTGAAAGTTGTTCCACTAGATACGACGACATCGACAGCGTTAACAAGCTTGGTCCCGTTTTGGAAAACATCTAATTGGTTGGCCGTATACCCGCCCGATACTGTGAAAAGGGTTTGTCCTGCAGTAGCCGTAAAGGTTGACCGTATCGGGTAAGAAGTGCCGAGCAGGGTTCCGTTACTAGCTTCCCAGGTAGTTGCCGCACGAACCTTCATGCCCGGCAGTGCCGTGGAATAATACATGTCCCCTACTTGTAACGCAGCGCCGTCAAGTCTTACCGTCGGGTCTGTGGCACTTGCGCCTAAGAAGGTTGTGTAATATCTGTTAATCTCGGTCAGTTTTGAATTTACAGTTTCAATCGTGGAGATGTTAGTGTTTAAGTTTAAGATCTGCGTATTGCTAGCCGCAACGGTATTAATTGAAGCGATATTGTTCGCGTCCGTAATAACGCTGTCGATGTTATTGGAAACAATATCAACCGCCTGAAGGTTTCCGGCCACTACCGCGATATCGCCGCTGTCAACCGTGGCGGTACCACCGATAGCTGAATCCCCTATTACGGTTACTGGGGTAATTACTTCGCTCATATAATCGGGATCACTCCACCTAGGCCGAAGTTTTCCGACTGGATTCGGATCGAGTGATGTTCGCCCGTCTTGGACTCACGAAGCTCATCGCGCAAGAGAAGCAAAGCTTTCTGCTCGTGCATGGCCGCCTGCTCCGCGTTGCTGGTAATGGTCAATGCCGCCAGAGCCATATTAAAGATAGCTGGGTAGTTCTTGAGAATCATAACATCGCTGTCGTTGGTCTTGTAGACCGGACGTTTCTTGACCAGGAGACGGACATAAGCGCTACTAGCCCAGTTCCCACGAACAAAATAAGCGCGGTATTGGACGTTGTTTACCCTGGTCTCCCCCCTTGCAATCATGCAAGCCGAGGCGGTCAGGTTAGAACTATTGTAGGAATCGATATCGGTCTGCTGATAGCCAGGTCCGTTTTCCTTAAAGTCATAGAACTCGTCATAAACCGGGATAGGAGAGCCGTTAAAGGTAGCTCCGAGAATAGCTTCTACGTCATTAGGTACGTAAACAAGACCGTCGGTCTGGTCGATCGTAAGAGTGTATGTCTTGATTGTACCTACAAAGGTACCCATCCGAATGCACTGTTCTTCACTCAAGTTGATAAAGCGAGTAAGCTCCGAGTCCGATAGACGTAGGCCGTTGGGGGCTTCAAGCGCGAAACGAGCTTTCATATACCCAAGCGTTCCAGGGATAGCCGTAGACAACGCCGTTGTGTAAGTTCCGTGGCGCTTGGACTCAAGCTCTACGTTGAGTTCTTCTTCCAACATCTTGATTGCCTCAGCTTCAAACTTGGCCGCTTGATCTAGGTTAAGCTGAGCGTTTTTTGATGATAGTGAAATGGCTGTGATTGCGAGAACGACAAGCTTAACGATCTGATAATTGGACACTGGAAGCATAGCTGTGTCGGAAACGATATAGCTGTAGGTCGGAAGGGTCAGACCATCCTTTACCCCGTACCGCAAGGAGGACAGCAAGATACGTTTCTTGGTGATCAAGAAGTCTTGAGCTTTGTTTACCAGGTCAAATAGCTTGGCGTCTTCAAGCTTAATACCGAACTCAAGATCAAGGCCAAGCTTGGCTCGGACATAACCCATCGTGCCAACGGCGTGGGTGGAAAGTTTAGATTGGTACATGAGTCGGCGGGCTTCCTCAACCGACATATCAGTCTTATAAGCCATGTGCTCAACAGCCTTAGCCTGCAGGCTAGTAGCCATGTCGACTTGGTTGTTTTCTTCACGCCATAACGCAAGAACCATAAGCTTGAGTGCTTCAAGATCGGCAATAATCAGTTCATCCGAATCATCCTGTACCTCGACCATTTTCTTCTTACCAGTAACCACAACGCTTGTGGGAACCGGACTTACGGAAGCATCGATTCTAAACTGAATAACGTTTGCGGTGGAGCCGATGGGTTCAAAACTTAGGGGGACCAAATCCCCGTCATCGTGAATAAAGACATAAGCGTTGTCGCAAAGGAGTACGTTACCGGAGCCTAGGTTTGCGTTGTTGTTCTTGGCTACACGAACAATGGACTCCAACTGCGGAGGCAAAGTAAAAACACCGGTTGTGACGTCCACTTTAT